ATGGCGGACATCATTGATTCAGCATCAGAAATTGAAGAATTACAGCGCAATACAGCAATAAAAATGCGTCGTCTGAACTACCAGACTATATCCGCCACTCATTGTTGTGAGTGTGGCGATCCCATAGATGAACGAAGACGCCTGGTCGTTCAGGGTTGTCGGACTTGTGCAAGTTGCCAGGAGGATCTGGAGCTTATCAGTAAACAGAGAGGTTCGAAGTGAGCGAAATTAACTCTCAGGCACTGCGTGAAGCGGCAGAGAAAGCCGGTGAAGATAAGTGGCAGGCTAAAAAAATAAATGGTGATTTTTTCGTTATTCGTCACGGTAGTTATACAAGACAGCATGGCTACACATCGTATCAACCCATTGCGGAGATTGATTGTAAGCCAGTCCGGGATTTTGTTGCCAAGGCTAATCCGGCTACCGTGCTGGAATTACTGGATGAACTGGAAGCAGCAAAAAAGCGCATTGCAGAACTGGAAGCGCGGGAAATACTGCTCCCGGAACGTAGCAGCATGCTTCATCGAACAGATTTTCACGATGATTACCAAACGGTAATGGCATACAAAGTTTCTGAAGTCATCGATGCAATCCGCGCTACTGGCATTCGCATCAAAGGAGAGTGAGATGATTCACTACCACGGTGGGCCTATTACTCCTGATACGTGCGCAATGAGAGCATGGAAAGGGCGACATGCGTTTATCAGTTTTGCGCATTCAGGCCAGATCAATCTCGCGGCTGAATACTGTCAGTCGTTCGCGCTGGACAACGGTGCATTCACCGCCTGGAAAGCAGCTGGCAAAAACAAAATCGACTGGAGCGATTACTACGAGTTTGTTGCTCGCTGGAAGAATCACCCAGGATTCGATTTTGCCATTATCCCGGATGTTATTGATGGCGGAGAGGAGGAAAATGATGCGCTTCTGAATGAGTGGCCTCACGGAAAACTAGCTGGCGTTCCAGTGTGGCACATGAATGAAAGTGACGAGCGATTTATTCATTTGTGCAATGAGTTTCCGCGAGTGGCTATCGGTAGTTGTGGCGACTATGACGTAAAGCGCCCAACTCTTGCGGTAGCCAGAATGAAAGACCTGATTCGTCACATTGTTGATGGGCATGGTCAGCCGGTTACGAAACTACATGGATTGCGCATGTTAAATCCGCTGATATTCACAAAATTACCCTTAGCCAGCGCAGATAGTACGAACGTCGCTCGAAACATCGGTATTGATAAAGCCTGGTCTGGGGCTTATGCACCTGCAAGTAAAGAGACACGCGCAGCATTAATGGTAGAACGGATTGAGGCACACAATAGCCCTGGTTCTCTTGCGTATTGTGAACAACGCGACCGCTTTGAAATGCAATTGCAACTAGCACTTTAAGGACTAACAAATGACCACTATTACCAAAGAACGTATTGAATTGTTCATTAAAAATCCGCTTGAAAACGGGCTTACTCGTGGCGAACAAATGGAACTGGCACGAATTGCACTGGCATCACTGGAACGCGAACTGATTCGCCACGAGCATGCCAAATGGTCTGACTCCACATTTGGCTGCGTTGGCCCCATTGGTCCACTGAAACACCTCTCAAAAGAGGCTCTGGAAGCCGCAGCCGAACCAGACGATCTCAGCGAGTGGGCTGATATGCATTTCCTGTTGTGGGATGCACAGCGCCGTGCTGGCATCAGCGATGCTGAAATTACCGCTGCTATGGAAGATAAATTGAAGATCAACATGGAGCGCCAGTGGCCTGAACCAAAAGATGGTGAGCCTCGCTTGCACATTAAAGAACCCGGCAACTCTCCGGTAATTCCGGATGGTTTATCCACGGTATGCGCTGAGGCTTATCAGGTTGTAGGAGTTATGGCAGATGCGCTTGGTGTATTCGGTGATGCAGCAGTACAGAAAGTTCTGGATAACCTGTCACAGCAAAAACTTGTTCACAGAGATGTGCTGCCGTTCTCGCTTCCGGTAACTCCGGATGGTTGGATAAGCTGTAGTGAGCTAATGCCAGATGATGGTCAGCACGTAATTATTTTATGTGATGGCGCATTCGTTCTTTATGCGCAATATCGAGACGGAGAGTTTTTCGATATTGTCCGCAATGGTGATGAATTTTTCGAAACACAGAGTCGCAATGTAACCGACTGGATGCAACTACCAGAACCTCCTCTTTGATAGCTAAGCTTATACATATCTTTTACATCAGCAATCTATTGTTAATCTCCAATCAATGTTACGTTGTCATCTCTCTCATGCTTTGGAGGTAGTGATATGTCTTGTCCAAAATGCGGTTCTGGAAATATTGCAAAAGAAAAAACAATGCGTGGATGGTCTGATGATTATGTGTGCTGCGATTGCGGATACAACGACTCTAAAGACGCATTTGGAGAGCGTGGTAAAAACGATTTTGTCAAAATTAATAAAGAACGCGAAGGCAACGAAAAAAGCTAATTTATTTATTCATATATGAAAACAATGTAACCAATATTCGAATTGAAGAACTGAAAGAACACCAAGCCGCCTGATGGCGGTTTTTTTTATTGGAGACAAGAAATGTCAGATTTGGCTATGAAGGTTTTGAAATGGCAATCGACTGGCGATGTTGGCATCAGTAGCGCAACTCTTGCCTCAATCGCATGTGGACTGAAAAAGAATATCTATGGTCATCACTTCGGCGCTCCCCATGACGCAGCCGATTTCAGACGATGCGTTGCACTTGTTGAGCAGATTCCAGAAATCAGAGATTCATTCAACAAGGTTGCAAAGCGCGTTCCGGCATTCAAAGGAATCCTCAACGAATGGGATTCCCTCGTTGCTCTGTTGAAGTCTGAAATGAAGATACACGGAAACAAAGCACCAGAGACTTACAGAAGAATCAGCGAGCTACGCAAGGACTAACCATGAAATAACACCGCCTCACACTCGGTGAGGCCTGTTCATTGCTCAATGATATCCAGACCTACCATCGCCGCATCAATGCGGCTTTTTCTTGCGTGTAATTGCGGAGACTTTGCGATGTACTTGACACTTCAGGAGTGGAACGCTCGCCAGCGACGCCCAAGAAGCCTTGAAACAGTTCGTCGATGGGTGCGCGAATGCAGGATATTCCCTCCTCCGGTTAAGGATGGAAGAGAGTATCTGTTCCACGAATCAGCGGTAAAGGTTGACTTAAATCGACCAGTAACAGGTAGCCTTTTGAAGAGGATCAGAAATGGGAAGAAGGCGAAGTCATGAGCGCCGGGATTTACCCCCTAACCTTTATATAAGAAACAATGGATATTACTGCTACAGGGACCCAAGGACGGGTAAAGAGTTTGGTTTAGGCCGAGACAGGAGGATAGCAATCACTGAAGCAATACAGGCCAATATTGAGTTACTCTCAGACAGCGGACGCAAATCACTAATAGACAGAATTAAAGGCGGTGACGCAATCACTCTTCATGTGTGGCTTGACCGATATGAAACAATCCTCACCGAAAGGGGGATCAGGCCGAAAACTCTACTCGACTACGCCAGCAAAATCAGGGCAATCCGAAGAAAATTGCCGGACAAACCGCTCACTGACATATCAACGAAAGAAGTGGCAGCAATGCTAAACACCTACGTAGCAGAAGGTAAAGCAGCTTCCGCAAAATTAATCAGGTCAACCCTTGTTGACGTTTTTCGTGAAGCAATAGCCGAGGGGCATGTGGCAACGAATCCGGTAACAGCAACCCGTACAGCAAAGTCAGAAGTAAGGCGCTCAAGGCTGACAGCTAATGAGTATGTCGAGATTTACCATGCAGCCGAACCTCTCCCTATCTGGCTAAGGCTGGCGATGGATTTGGCCGTCGTTACAGGGCAGAGAGTCGGCGATTTGTGCAGAATGAAATGGTCAGACATAAACGACAACCATCTTCACATTGAACAGAGTAAAACAGGGGCTAAACTCGCCATTCCGCTAACGCTAACGATTGACGCGCTCAATATCTCATTGGCTGATACACTACAGAAATGCAGGGAGGCCAGCAGCAGTGAAACTATAATCGCATCAAAGCATTACGATCCTCTTTCCCCGAAAACAGTATCAAAGTATTTTACAAAGGCGAGAAATGCATCTGGACTCTCATTTGATGGAAACCCGCCAACATTCCATGAACTGTGTAGCCTGTCAGCGAGGCTATACCGGAACCAGATTGGCGATAAATTTGCTCAACGTCTTCTCGGGCATAAATCAGATTCAATGGCGGCGCGGTATAGAGACAGCCGTGGACGGGAATGGGACAAAATTGAAATCGACAAATGA